TTTATAGAAAGAACCTCTTCATCAGATAATATTTTATTGACTTTCATCTCGCCAGATATCAACCACGATCCAGTCATGTTTGAGTTTGTTTTATACTTATAAAATCCAGCGTCAGGTAATCTGTCAGTTATATGAGCAGTTCTTAAATTTATTCTTCCATCCTTTGTTTTTTCAGCTCTATCTGTTGCTTCTTTTTGCCAATCAAAATCATTAGCAACTTCTATCTCAGCCCATACTTGATTAGAAGGTCTTATAGACGGAGCCTTATCTTCTCTGTTAGCCTTATCTCCAATATGAGTAGCAATTGGAATATCTCCAGAGTGCCATCCTGGTCTAAATGCAAGTGGGCCTAGTTTAGATTTTACTTGTTTATTTCCAGTTTTAGTTTTTTCTACTTGTTCACCTATAGCTGCCTTTATCCAAGTTCCAAACGGAACAGGTTTATCTGCATTAACAAAAAGAGGAAATAATTGTCCTTTATCTTTTTCATTAACTCTAAATAACTTATATGCCTTTACAGTATTATTTGGAGAGTATTCATTTTCTTTAATGTTTTTTATTATATTTTTTCTTTCATCATCAGAAAGATTTTTAACAGTCTTTTTTAATAATGACTCGTTCAAATTATCTGAATCAGTAACCCCATCTTTTTGATATCTTCTTACCTCAACCTCTACCTGTTTTGGGCTTACAAGCGCATATACACTTCTCTTCAACTTGTTGTCGCTATATATCTTTATAGCCTCACCAGCCTTCTCAAGCTTCTCCCACATTGATTGAGACTTTTCTGTTCTAAATTTAGATGATGTGATTACTATATCTTCATTCTTTAAGTTATTAGCGGCAGCCCTGTATAGGTCTGAACCAATTCCCTTACCAATATAATCAGCTAAAAGTTCAGCCGTATCAACCTCTAGGTATCCTTTACCTAGGTCTCTATTGTTCGTAAGCTTCAATCTACCTACAACATCTCCATTGTCTTTAACTACATACTCACTATTTCTTCTAGACTCAAACTTAATTCCTTCATCACTCTTCTGAGAACGTTTTGTTACAGCTACATCCTGAGGTTTTTTTGACACAATCTTAGCGGAGTACTTAGATATACCATGAGTCCTGCCAAGGTTTGTAAGTATTCTCTTTATGTCCCATCCCATCGCGCCCTTTTCTTTCAATTCTTTTTCAGTAGACACGGTGTTACCATTTTCATTTGTGAACTCAGGAATTATATCTGTTAGATTATATATTCCGTCCAAGTGCAGGACCTCTATCTCTTGGTCTGACTCTATGTGGTATCCATAAGACTCGTGATAGAACTCATCGTTATTGTCTGTCTTTACTGGTGTAAGGTTCCCCTTTGTTCTTATTATGACAGGAACCTGATGAAGATCTGCGTCCTTCGCGATAGGATCTGAAAGTGACTTAGCTAGACTCAAGAACGTGCCAACTGTAGAGAACTTAGGGTTTCCAGATTCTGGGTTACCAACCATGCTCTGTAACAAGTCCTTCCTAGAGTCAAATGTCATCTTACTCGACAAGATGTAATCCCTTAAGTTGTCTGCCATCTTGTTACCAGAGATGTTTCCAGATATAGCTTCTAGTGCTCCTTCCTTAAATTCTCTTGTTTTTTTATTATCAAATGCCTTAGACACTATCTCCTTAAACTTAGTCCTATTTAACTCGTTGTTGTTAATAGCCTCCTTGAACACCTCCATCGTTATTGATGTCATGTTCTTATTTGACATGTGAGACACATTAGACATTACGGCAGGTATTAAGTACCTGTATCCATCAGAGCTGACCTTCATGTCGTCTATAATCTTTTTTACTCCACTCAACTTAGATGCGGCCCATACCCTTCCTGTAACCTCTGGGTATCCTATCCCACCAAAAAAAGTATACACAGACTCAAGTACTTGTTTTCCTCCTACAGTCTTGTATTTTTTAAGTTCTCCAGCAGTTAACTTGTCAGAAAGTGTCGATGCTGCAACCTGACCATCTATACTTGATATGTCAAAGTTCTCTAATACCTTTGTGTTTTTGTTTGTTGGAAATCTATTGAATACAAGTGAGTCTATAAACTTGCTCTGTCTCTCTACGTTCTTGTTTACATTTATTTTACCGTCTCCAAGTATCATTACATCCTCCTCAGTTATAGCCTCACCCTTGGCCGTCTTTCCAGCGATTGTGTTTAGCAGGTCTATCACCTCGTTATCTGTGAACGGCTTAAGTCCAAACATCTTGGCAAGCTTGTCCAACCACTTCTTAATGATTGTCTTGTTTGGTTGAGATAATTGGTCGTAGTTCTTTGCAAGTATACCGATCAACTGAGCTAGCTTCTCCTCGTCTCTTATGTTCTCCTCGTAGTTTCTAGCGAACTCATCCAGCTGTCTCTTTAGTTCTGGTGAGGCTGTCTTTGCAACCGCCTTCATCATTCTTCTCGTAAGATCCTGAGCGTCAGCATCATTCAATACCTTCTCAAGCAACACAGCGTGAAAAACCTCGTGAGCCACTGTGGTACCATCCGCGCTGGCCTTGTTTATGTGTATGACCTTCTTGACGTTGCCGTCCTTGTCTCTAGTCATTATGTAGGCACCCCTGTCAGGAGACCCAGTCGCAGCAGTCATAGACTCGTTGGTATCATGTATAACCCACTCTACGTCTGGAACAAGATTCTCTATAGCCTTCTTACCGTTCTCAATCTGCTCGTCAGTGACCTTACCTCCCTGTTCACTCTCATCAAATAGCTTATTCAAAGCCTCAAGTTCTGTATCAACGTCTTTTGTAAGAGACGCAGTGTCAGATAGTTTAGATCCATCTGGCATATAGAAGTACTCAGGATTAAAATCTCCCCACTCCTTAGTTCCGTGCATGGCACCTTTAGATTCTGACATCTGAGGTATTGCCTTCTGCTTAGTATCAACTAAAAACTTAGCCATCTCAACGTCAGTAAGTGGTCTAGACAATTTAACAGATAGCGTTAGTTCTTTATTTTCTTTACCGTCTATCTCGCTTATAGCCTCATGAACTCCTTGATCCAAAACCTCTACTCCCTCTGGAAGCATAGATATTACATCATCCTTATCCATTAAGTCTTGAGTGGTTCCTATATTTAAACCAATGTTTAAATACGTGCCTTCTGGGGCATTATCTAATGACACATCGTCTGTTCTTTCATAAGCAGCAACTGGAGCCTCTGTACGTCTCTTTCCTGGCTCATAAGCCATAGCCTCGTTGTATTGGTCCTTTAATTCTTGAGGTATATCTGACTCGTCAACTAACTTTTTAATTTCTTCATCAGTCATGTTTGGACGCGAAAAATTTACGGCCTGATACAACTCATCATAATTTCCAGCTTGAGATCTAAATGATCTTATAGCTTCCTTCGCCTCGCTTATCTTACTCTGTTTAGACTTAGGAATAACAGACTTGAATCCCTTCTCTCTATTTCCAACGTACTCCTTCTCAAAAGGTTTAGTAACTGTGTTACCGCTAACCTCCATTACGTCAACAGGGGTTAGTTTCTGTGTAGTCTGTGCACGTGTCTTTCCATTACCCCACTCACCAACAACCATCTTGTATCCATTATCTCCAGCAACTTTTGTTATCCAAGCAAACTGATCGTTTGGAGAGAACGCCATGTTAGGATTTGCCTCCTTAAACTGTCTCTCTGCCTCGTCATAGAAGTTGTTAGGATCAGAGTTAAAGTCATAAACCTCAGACTCTGGAACCTTCACCACGTGCTTGTTTCCGTTCACCATGCTCTCGCTGTCATTTGGATCAGTATAGAACATAGCCACACCACCTACTCGTCCAATAGCAGCCTTCTCATCTCTAGATGTTACGTTTCCTGCGTTCGATCCGTACTTAGACGGGTCTATAACGTCAAGTGTGGTTGGAGATACGTGGTAGAACACAAAATTACCTTCACCATCCTGAGTCATGTTTGCGAAGTTAGAAGATGTCTCTGCTGTAACAACTGGCTGTGTAGTCTTAATCTCTTCAACAACAGGCTCTACTTTTGCTTTAGATGCCTCAGTTATCTTAGCGTCTATATCAGCTATCTCCTTGTTTATATCTGGATGAAATGCGGTGTCTATATTTTTCTTCTTCTCTTCTAGCTTATTCTTCTGAACTAGCAAGTCAATCTGATCAGCAGTCACAGTCTCTGGTGCCTTAGCCACAGCGTTAGCAACATCTGACGCAAACTTGTATGCCTCATACAGTGTCTCCTTTGTCTTCTTGTCTGTGAGTGGAGACTTTATCTCTCTAGCAAATATGTCTTGTATGTCTGCTATGTTGTTGTAAACACCTCTGTATATATCTTTCTTGCTCTCACTTAACTTACTTGGAATAGCTACGCCACCAAGTGCACCAGACATTATTACTGTGGATGCAGCAAGCTCCTTCTGCTTGGCTAAATTAAAGAACTCAGAGTTCTTGTGGTTTAGAAGCAACGAGTACTTAAGTCCATCCTCTACGGCAAGAGTAAACTCCTCCTCGCCAAGTTCTCCAGCAATATTTTGAAAGAAATCCTTTGTTACTGTCTTTGCGGCCTCCTTTGTTGCAGCCTTCTTTAAGTTACCCTTGAACGCCTCCTTGATGCTTGATCCAACTGGAGAGTCAAAGAACTTAATGTCAGGCATAATTTTTTCTGAAACACCTTCAGCAGTTGACATTACATTAGCATAAACAAACGCATTAGCATCTGTCATACCTAAATCCTTGGCCTGCTTATAGTTGTCCCCAATTGTCATCTTATATGCTGTCTCTGCTGCAATTAATTCATCCCTGAACTGCTTGTTGTTCTTAGGATTAAGTAGCTGAGACATCATTGACTGAGGAGAACCCTCTATTCTTCCATTCTTCACGTCGTTAATTATCTTTAACGTGAAAGGAAGTGTGTTTGCTAGTGATCTAGTTATAGACCTGTACGATAAGTTAAGGTTTCCTTTGTCATCAACTATATTGCCTTCAGCAGACTTCGAGCTTGGCAAAAAGTTATAGTTTGTTGCGTCGTTAATTAAGTCAAGCGTAGCCTCTATAGGCGTGTAGTCGTCTGGATTAGACGCACCTGTTATCTGATTAAATCTTTCGGCACCAAGTAATGCCAGTGTAGGTATACCTGTTGCGCCCTTAGCAAATACACTACCCATTCCCTCTACAAATGTAGATACAGCATCTAAAGTCTCTGGTAAAAATCCTTCATACTTTGACAGTATTCCCTCGTCAAGTTTCTTAGATTCTTCTGTAGACTTGAAGTTATTCTTTAGCATATTTCCAGAGAAGTCAATAGCTAACTGTGCGTTAAATGCATCGTTCTTAGCCTTTAACTGGTCCTGAATTAGTTTCTTCTGCTCTGTTGAAATGTTTGGGTTGTCCTTTACATTCTTTATGTAGTCGCTAACCTCTGACTTAAGTGATGCGTACCTTTCATTCAGTACGTCAGTCTTTGCTGAATTTATTAGCTGTTCTTTTGCCTCCGTAGGAAGAGAACCCTTGGCCAACTTCTGTTTTTGTTCCTGTGGAAGTTTATCAAATGAGTCTATGAGCTTGTCCTCTACATCCTTACTTAGATTTATAACCTCAGTATTTGCAAGGGTATACTTTCCATCTGTAAACGAACTAACCAACCTCTCTATAGGTCTAGTAAATGTCGTCGTCTCTTTTTTTACTTCCCTAAGTGCATTCTCTACTGGTTTGTACTCCTTATCTAACTGAGCCTTTTGTTTTTGAAGGTCTTGATAGGTTCCGTCTCTCTTTATTTGCTCAATATCGATACCAGCCTTAAGGTACTTATCCTCAAAGTTTTTTATTTTATTCTCTACAGCCCTCTTTTCATCTGCTACAACTCTATAGTAGCTCTTTGTTTCTTGACCAAGTGGAGGTGACTGAATAAGAAGCTCTCCCTTACTAACCTCAGTTTGTTTTTGTATTTCCTTTTCTCTTGGCTTCTTAACCATGTAGTCTGGAGCAGGCTTAGCCTTCATAGACTTCAGTTGTTCAGGTGTAAATCCAGTGAAAATACCCATCTTAGATTTTCCATCTAAACCAGCAGAAGCCTGTTTATTTTTTGGTACATAACGATAGTAATCTCCAGACGTATCAAGATTATACTTGCTTCTAAAATCAGCACCTTCTTTACTATTGTACCAATCTATTTCTTTTTGAACAGTTGGATGATTTTTAGATTTCATGAACTCATATACTCCATCTTTATTAGGATAAGATGTAAGTAAATGTGCTTTAGGATCTTTTACAAAAGCATCTAAATCTTTTTTAGGAGCTAATTCATAAGCTCTTTTTAAATTGTAAGTAGATATATCGTTCTTAGTTTTAGGAACTGTCTTATACCATTCTTCAAAAGGAATTTTATTATTAGGTTCTCCATCTAAACCAGCCGAAGCCTGTTGATCTGGCTGTTGACCTGTAACCGCAGAAATAAGTCGCTCCTTCTGTTGTGCACTTGATACCTGCTGTTTTTCTTGAGAAGTAGGCTGAGAAGATCCTTTTTTTTTTTGATTAGGAGCAGACACAAGTCCGCTAAAATCATTGAAGTCACCAAGTTTCTTTGCACCAAATGAGTTATAGAAGTCCTTTTGGTATGCCTTGTCTGTCTTGATTAAATTTTTAAAATCATTAAAGTTACCAAACTTAGATTGGCCCCCTAGTTGATTATATAAATCTTGGATATATTTTTCGTCCATATATTTATTTATTTTTTGCCTTTACGATTAGATGCGTTGAGATCTGGTTTCTTATCTGATTTTTTATTAGCAGTTTCATTTCTAGAAGCCCTAATCGCAGCGTCGTCCTTCTTCTCGTCATACAACTCCTCCCAACTTCTTAAATACCTACGTTTTTTTGGACTATATATAGAGTTTGCAAATATATTCATTTCTGCTATATCTACTATCGTTCCTTTCTTACCAGTTATACCTCCTTCATTAGTAGATATCGTGTATGTTGACGTTGATGATTGTTTTTTTATTCCATTTTCATCGTAAGCATCTTCACTTGACTTCACCTCTACATCCATCTCCATGTGTCCAGTTGTTGGATCTATGGTTATTGACTTCACAACTTTGTTATTTCCAGTCGCCTCATCTACAATAGATACATTTGATATGTATCTCTGAGCTGGTATGTACTTACCGAATCGTTTTAGAGATGAACTATGTACAATATCATTTGTACTTGGAATATCTGGAGTTTTTTCTCCACCGCCTCCACTTCCTCCGCCCCTAGGACTAGGTCTATTCTCAACTTGAGTCTCCTTGTACCCTAGTTGTGACTTGATGACTCTCTTAATTGCAGCCTCTCCGTCAGCAATCTGTTGATCTGTCAACTTAGGCTGAAGTACTCCACTTGATGTTTTAACGAGCAGAATCTTAGATGGATCGGCAGCTGCCTCCTTTTCATCCTTTGTGTACGTGTAGTTCTTGTCTGTGACAAAGTCTGTAAGTACGCTTGCCATTCGTAGTGGAGTGGACGCAACAGCACTTGATATATCTTTAGATAACTTGTCAAACTCAGGTCTTGCAGTAGGATCCTCAACGGTCCAAAGACCGTATCCACGTCTAGCATCCATCATTCTTGTAAACTCCTTCATCTTTCCAGTGAACTTTCCAACCTCGTCCTCGACCTTCACCTTAGGATCAAAGAAGTTTGTTCCTCCCTTGATCCATGAAGTCTCAAGTGTATTCTTGGTGTCTATCTTTCCATCCTTATCTATAACAGCGATGTAACCCTTGCCGTCAGGTGGGTTGAAGTACATCGTCTTGTTGCTAAGATCTGAAAGCTTACCAAGCTCTGCCTGCATGTAGTCAGAGTACTTAGATAACTCACCCTTCTGAGACATCTCCTGATACTTCAAGAAGTTGTCCTGTAGCGTCTTCATGTACGTGTTGACGTCAGAAAAAGATGAGGATGTGTTTTGTTTAATTATATTGAACTGCTCACGAGTCATCTGACCAGATGTGTACTTCTTGTAAGCGTCGTTAAGTAGTGTCTTTGCCTGGTAGCTAGCCTTTGTGATGTACTCATTACCAGTCTGGTTCTGACCTACATTCATGGCATTTATCTCCTCAAGTGCCTTCTGAGTGTCTGTAGCCTGTTTCTGTCTAGTTGCCTCTCTAGCTGCCTCGTTGGCGTCTAGGTTCTTGTTTAAGTTTGTAAGTATACCTCCCCAGTTTACTGTTGGGGCTGCCGTTACCGTTGCGCTATCTACGTATCCTGCGTATTCCATGTGTTATTGTTTTATAATAAATTTATTATTATATGGATTAGGAAATAAATTATAATTAGAGGACACCGATTGCATAGGATTGTATTGAGCAGGACTAGTAAATGGTTGATATGTTGGAAATGAAAATGAAGTATTTTGATCAGCAAACATAGATCCAACTGGACTCTGACTCTGCGTATTCACAAGATTAATTCCTGTACCTGTAACGCCAGATATGTTAGCACCTGTATTTGATATTGCTGGCTGTTTCTTATATTCATTACGAGCAGCATCTAATCTTGTAGCAAAGTCAGTGATTCCTGTAGCAGCTGAAGTTAATGCTCCAATCTCTGCCAAGTTAGCAGCCTGTGCCGCCTTCTGTGCACCTAAAGCTCTATCCTCATATATCTTTGCAAGATCATCTGCACCAAGCATTCCCTCCTGAGCCTGTAACTTACTTAGTTCAAATTTCTTTTGAGCCATCTCATCTGTTAGACCTGCAATTTGATCAACACCAACGGCTTGAACCTTACCTATATTACCTAAATTTAGTCTAGTGTCACCCTCCTGTAGAGCTTCAATAGCTTGCTTTTGTTGAGCTGTACCCTCACGAAGTGCTCTATTGTATGCCTCCATAGGTATCTGAACCTTATCAAAGAATGCCTGCTCCTGCTGCTGAATACGCATCTTTGTAGCAATCTCTGCTACCCTTTGTGCCTCTCTCTCATTTGCTGCCTGTTGTGATGCTTGAACTAATCCCATACCAGTCTGAAGTAGGTTCACTCCAAGACCCACAAACGGTAGTGCTGTACCTGCTGCAGATAATCCTACACCTGACGCATCAGATGTATCCGATGCTGTTTTAGCTGTTGTTGCTGCTGCATCTTTACCCATATCTATATTTTTTTTATGTATTCGTTAATTCCTTTTGCGCTAATAGTGTAGTCAGACGTCTCGTATAGTCTCTTCAAAACTGGCGTACCACTGACCGTCATCACTATCCTAGCACCTATTCCATTCATGTGTGACTCCACCATATCCAGTAGGTACTCTAACGCACCGTTACGCTGTACCTTAGTGCTCTTTTTATTTCCTGTAACAAAACCAATCCAACACAAGTCGGAGTCTCCAAAGTATACAGGTATGGCGTATAGATCCACACCGTCGTTACTAACCACAAACACCCTCTCAGGTAGTGATGTTATAGAGACGACTGGAAAATTCCAGTCCTCCCACCACTCGCAGAGCGTGTCGTAGAAGTCGTACTTACTCTCTAGCCTGTAACTAAACATTGGATTAAATTTCTACAAAGATAAGAAATTTTATGGATAACTTTTAAATATAGATGAAGATATAGAGAATATCTCTGTCCTCGCCTGAGAGTCATTGGTTATCTCAAACTGCATGTAGTATCCACTTGCACCATAAGACTCAGCTATACTATTCTTGATATAAAGCATGAAGTCATTAGCAGATGGTATAGAACCTCCAGCGACAGTTGTATTTATAGTTATTGTGTTACCTGTGGTTCCGACTATATCTCCAACCTTTACAACAGTTCCAGCGTTGTTCTTGTACATAGTGTCTCCTACGCTTATTATGGTTCCTATGTTAAACGTGAACGTCAGAACAACAGCAGCTGGATTGGTTGAGTTTACAGATGAAACAGTACCTACTCCCTGTACTGATCTCATCCTTAGGTCGTTACTTGATATTACAGGACTACCTATGTCGTTACGTCTTATGTATGCAAACCAGTTACCCTCCTTAAGCTCGAACCAGTCCTTGTCTATACTTCCAGTTCCAAGGTCTGTGATGACATTACACGACCACGAATCGTCTCCGTCTATCGATATTGTCTTGAAGTTCTTGACTATGGCCACATCTGGATTGAACACGCTCGTTATGGATGTAGGAGTAAACGAACCATAGAATGTGTTTCTATCTTCATTTGAGTTATGTCTGTACAACTCTCCGTTCTTAAACGTGTAGAAGTAGCTGTTCATGCCGACCATCATCTCAGGGATGAAGGAGTAGAAAGATACCCATCCTGCAACATTTTCACTGTATGTAAGTGTCTTTTCCATGTATTAGTCTAGGGATATAACCTCAACGTGAATCCTTAAATCTTGAGTAGCACCACCTGGCTCCTCTTGTATGTAGTAGAACTGAGTTGTACTAAGCTTCTTAAATGCAGGGCAGTATATCTCCTTATCTCCACTGTAACTACCTAAACTCTCAACATAGAATCTAACGTAATAGTTTATTGATGGCATCGGTGTTGTTAGAGTAACGAGTACACCACTACTTGCAGTACCAACAGCAGAAGCTATATCTCCACTGACAGCTAAACTAGTTCCGTCTGGAACTGGAAGATTAACTCCAGTCATATATCCAACGTAGTTGTTCTGTGTCTGTGCGTAGTCCAGTATTGCAGTCTCTACCTCTCTATGCTCAGTGGCTGTTATATTTGATGCGCTGGCAAGTTTTGTGTTTATCAGTGTTAATACCTGTGAGTAATTCATTTTCTTATGTTTTAGTTTATTGTTGTTGAATAATCTGCTGGTGAGTAATCTTCTGAAGTGTAGTCAGGTTTCCTGTAGTCCCACACCAAGTATAGGTAGTACGGACCTGGACCCTTATCATATGTAAAGTTTGCTCCGTAGTTAAATGAAATCAATGGAGTCGCTGTACTTAGAAGAGGTATAAGTGTCTCAAGGTCTTCCTCTCCATAGTCTACATCAGATGACAGATACTTGAAAGAGTTAACTCCTTCTACAAATATATACGTATCATCGACGTCCTTTTGAGAGTACATTACGACCAAACTCTCGTCGGCAGGTATTGTACCGTTAGACATAAGACCTGTCCTCTGTGCAAACAATGAAACTCCTGTCTCACTAAACGTTATAGGATCCACATTATACGGACTAACGTACTCATCTAAAATCCATCTGTATGAGTTTGTTATAGTCTTACCCTCGTCGTCAGGAGAGCTCAACACTATTCTCTTGACAGTAAGTGTATACGTCTCTGGACAGTTTATTGTTATTGTATAAGAAGCCTCGTCAGGATATATAGTAACTGTTGCCTTATTTGAAGATAGGTCTGCTTTTGTAAAAGATAGAGTACCATCTCCTGAAACAATATCATCTATAACATCGGTACCATTATAATTTATAACAATAGTTCCGTTGCCTACTGTGAAGTTATAGTCTATACTAACAAGACCTATAATGTCTGTAAGCTCTAACTCAAATGAGTACTCAGCACTTGATTCCTGAACAGATATCGTGGTTCCACACGCGTAAGAGTCTAACTGAACAGGAAGTAAGTTTTCATTAAATGAAAGAACATACTCACTCATGTACGGATCATATCCACCAATCTTTTGGTTATAGAACGTATTCTTAAACGAATCCCTAAACCAAGACTTAAGACCTAGTTCAGATATAACAGACACCTGATCGGAGCTTGCTCCATCTCCCTTTAAGTTTATAACTGCCGACCTCTTGATGTCTGTAAAGAAGACGTCATTACCGTACACAGCAAAGCTCTCAGGGTTGTGGCTAATACCGAACTCCTCTGTCCTTGATATCTGAGTACCAAGTACCTCTGGAATGGATGTAATTGCACCACCACCTGCCGCGTCAGACAGTAAATTCTTTCCAGCCAGCACGTAAGATATCTTATCCTCCTGTAGAGTTAGAATGTCTGTACGTCTAGCGTGCATCTTGTTTATAGGTCCGAACGACTTCTCAAGTGTCTTAAAGTTTGCAAGAGCAAGGTTAAACTCGTTGAGCTTGTTTACATTTGTCTCTGCGTTGTATACTCCACTGTAGGTCATATCTGCGTACCTATGAGCCTCCTTGAAGTCCTCCTGAGATACAGCAGTAACCCTTGAACCTAAGTAGAATGGCATACCAAGCAAGTTATCTCCAATCTTATAGCACTCTGCACCGTTTCCAAACGCGAAGCAGTTGAAGAAGTTTAGGTTGACAAGTGCTGGTGTATTTTCTGTCTGGTAAGTTCCGTCGCTACTCTCGTGAAATCTATTCACAACTCTAAGGGACTGACTACCCTCGTAGAACGTCTCTCCATTAGAGTCAAGACCTTCTGTCTCAAATATGATGTTATCAGGAGCCAATGATATATCTATATAACCATCAGCATTGTTATTATTTCCTCCTAAATTAGGTATATTACTACCCCACATTAGTTTCATTTGACCATTTGTAGTGTTGTATTGAAATTGAAATATATTTTCAAAATATTGAGTAAAAAAGTTAAAAGAAGTAACGTTTACTAAATTTTGGTACTGATAAAATGCTATATTACTAAAAGGATCTTCAAAAGAAATATTCTCTCCAATAACAAAGTCATACATGTTATTGTAGTTTCTATTTGCTATAAAAGGCTTCTCAAATGTGTACTCATACGTAGCTCCTGAATTAAAAATATCACCACCATATCTTATATTGTGAAATCTAAACTTAACTCTACTACCAGCTGGTATAGCTATTGGTCTATACTCTAATGAACCTGGAGTTAAAGGATCGTAATCTGGATTTTCTTCTGAAAGATCAGTAAATCCACCTATAGCTCCAACTGGATATACAGCTTGAATTTCTGTTTCTCTGTGTACAAAAGATGAATCTGTAGTACCAGCTGAAAAATTAGAAGCTCTAAGCTGCATGTATACACCTGGAACCTCAATAACTCCTTCAGCGTCAGGTCCAGATAAAAAATTCTCTAACTGTACTTTTATATCTAGAACCTTTACACGTATAAGATTTGTAAGAGGTCCATTTGAGTCTGCCTTTACAATTAAGAAGTCTCCAACATTAACCTTACTAACATTATTCCCTTCAAGAAGAAACCACGTAGTGTTACTAACTCCGTCTGTGTAGTATATGTTTGAGTATATAATCTCATATTCTGTCTTTGACGGTTTTATAACAAACTTATAGTAGTCTGCCCAAGAAGGAGCAAGAACTCCTGCTGGTATTGTTACGTCTATACTATTCTTATTATCTGATGTATTTGCATTAAAAAATACTGTGTTATTATTAGCAACAAGTGCGGTAGAGCTTCTAAGATACTTATCCATATACACTATCGCAACTTCGTAATCTCTGTTACTGTGCAAGCTCTTAAATGATTCAAGCTTAGAATAAGACGCAGTTGATCCATTATCTTGGAAGTACTCGTACACAACATTTGAAGGGTCTGACTCTTCATAATACTTTGCAGCTAATAATTGTATATAGAAGTATGTATCAGTAATACTGTCCTGACTTATCTTAAATGCTTCATTTAAAGAATCTATTCCAGTTCCAGCCTTATCCCATCCAGCCTTAGGTTCTATGTAGCAGTTAAAGTCATCTGTAAGAGATAGTCCATCTGCACAATCTGCTATTGGCAGTGTAGGTTGTGTTGTTATAGTATTTATAAAAGCGTCTGATGTAATAAGTTCATTAACGCTTGCGTAGTCTTGAGGCAAAACAAATGAAATACCTCCATTAAATAAATTTAAAGGTGAAGTATAGCTTGAGTCATCTCCTTCAAATGAGTTATGATCTATAAATATAGACAAACCTATCCTAGCTCCTTCTGTTAATTCACATCCTGTTAGATCAAACTTTATCTTTGAATTTGTTATAGGTCTAACAACACCTTCTATTAAATAATTACTAGAAAACAACGAAACTGGAATCTCTCTAAACCCAATTTTTTCTGAAACTTTTGTAAGTTTATAGTCAATTGTTGTGTCGATGTCGTATCCGTCTACGTAGTTACCGTAAAATATTCGGTTACCCATGGTAGTCTGAGTCTTGGCAAGTCTTGGTACGTTGTCGAATAATCTTAGGAGCTCGCTCTCGGTAAGGGCAGTGTATATCTTTTGGTTTGTAAAGTTTATACTCTCAATGTCATTATCTAACCATCCCTGGTCGTGCTTGTCGTACTTATCTATTACGTTTACAATGTTTGAGTCAGACAACTTAAAACACAAGTCAATACCGACAACGTTGCTAGGACCAGTGTTAAAACTTACGTTGACACTGTTGTATGAATTAAACATTCCGCTGTTCTCAAAAGTCTCGTAGTTTATACCAAACTCACCAGGTGTGAACGCAATGTCGCTGAACTGAGACAAAGCACTGTACTCACCGTCCTTGTACTTGTACCTATAGGCAAAAGATATGAACTTATCGTCCATAAAGTTTTGACCACCAGACTTCTCAAACATTGATAGCGTTGGTGAGTTTATTGGAGGAGCAACGATAACATTTATGTCGTCCTCTGTTATCTGATCTACACCAGCTATAGGATTTGCGTAGTTTGAATTTATATTTATTCTTCTTGGTGGATTGTAATTATCAGTCCAAAATAAAAGATCATCTATAAGATTTATACCATTTATTAAGTACGTCTGATTAAAGTTAAGTACAGAAGTAGATATGACATGGTACACAAGTACGTTATTACTTGTGTTAAAAGATAGAACAAGATCTACTCCTCTACCTGGATCGCAAACGAACCAGTATATAGTCTCTGTTCCTCCATCCTCGTACACTCCAATACACTTAGCTTCATTAGAAAGAGGTATGTTGTCATACATTAGAGAGGTCAACTTTACGTTCCCCTTTGTGTTCTCTACTGCACCGATACTATTGTTCTCAGTAGATCCCATCCTAATGTTAAGCGCATCTACGTATTGACCAGATGGAAGTATTCTCTCATCATAGTCCTTGTTCATCTTCCCAGCTATAAAGTTTTGACTAGCAGTGTTTGCCATACTATTTAATCCATTTGTCTCGGCCCCTCATGTTCATCAAGAGTCTACCTGGGTGAATATTACTCAATCTTATCTTTGCGTTTCTTAGAAGGGCTGTCTTGTCCTTCTTGGCTCTCTGTACAACGTACTCTTGTATGTTTACCTTTCCATTTAGTATAGCGTACTTGATGTATGCGTACATGAACTCCTCGATTAGTTTATTCACCGTGATCAAAGAGTCGTCTCCGTTCTCCATACCATCAGATATGTACTCAAGTATACACAGCTCGTTAGCCATACCAGAGCTAAAGTTTATAACCCCAGACTTCTTGTCTATTCTGTACGTAGGGTTTGTGTTTGCAGTCTCCGTGTTTAGACCAAACCTCGCACCGATGTTATACTCGAAGTACCATGAGTCGTTGTAGCAGTAACCCTCAGATCCACTGAACGGTCCACTGCCGAGGTACATAGTCTTCTGCTTGTCCGTTATCCTGTCATAATCAATGATAGAGGTCCCCTCAAGTACATTTCCATCCTGATCAAATAGTACACGACAGTTATTGTCTTGAAGGTAACTGTTACTATAATTCGTCTGAATATTTTCTGTAAGCGGTCTAAGAACTCCATCCTTGTACAAAGAGATTCTGACATAGTTAACGTAGTTGTTTGGTAGGACAAATTTTAAGTCGTCGCATATACTGAACTCAAGTACCTTAATCTCCTTAAGCGCGTCGTAGTTTATCTCCTGAATTGCTCTCTTTGCGTAAAACAGAACGTCGTACACGTTGACGTTATTTATAAGCTTGTCGTTCCCGACGTACATCAACATAAAGTTATTCACTATGTCCTGTAGAGAGACGTACTGGTACGATCCCCAGTTCTCAGACTCGTTAGTCGCTCCTGAGTTCTCGTAGTATTGGTATCCTGTTAAGTATGCCATTATCCTTCTTGTTGTTTATTTTTCATTTCCTCTTGGTTCCCGAACGTGTATAGGTCACCCTCTCTTATAGACATACCCGCGTACTGTAGTATCTTAGCCACCAAAAGAGGCTCGTCAGTGTATGGAAGCTCAAAGTCTTGGTAGTCAGTTGCGTTCTGAAAAAACACAGGCTCTCCTCCAGACAAAGATATGTATGTCCACTTAGGATCAGCTGGTACCCTGATGTACTGAGCCTTTATGTTTGTCTGTATCGTGCTTGGGTACACCGTTATACTATCACCCTCAAGCGTGTACGAAGGGTAAAGCACAGAAGGTGACGTCAGGTTAGATGACAGAAGGTTCAATACCTTGTTCTGAGAAACCTTTCCTACCTCCTTTGTGTTGTTGTATCGTATCGTATTTAGGTAGTAATAGTCGCTAGGAAGAGCGAACTCACCTGCGGAATACGTAAGTGCAACCGTACTAGAGAAAGTCTCTATTACCTCCTCTAAGTTCTTAACGATATTTGCGTAAGAACTATTTGAAGCTCTATTGTTTTGTCTAATTATCCAGTTGTTGTACTGGTAGAAGTAATCCTCAAATATATCTAACTGAGCCTGTTTAGCGTACAAGTTGAAGTCCTCAGGTGTAATATACCCAAAGTTATTCTTGTTAGCCACAGACATTACGGTAGATCTCACCGAATTTATCATGCTCAAAAACTTTTTACAAAGATAGCAAAAAAAAAGCACTCCGTTCAGAAGTGCTTCTTGTTCACGTTTTCGTGAACGTTCAAATATAATGAACGCTACTGCAACTTATTCTCTAACAGTCGAAGTACCTCGATACCCTCGTCCGTCTGTAGATAAGATGCCAATATGTAGTTACTGTCCTCTCCATAAGGAACGGTCAATAATTTTTTCTTATTTTGTGGGAGATTGAAGTAGATATCTCTACCCTTGTTCTTCAGTCTCAACAAATCATTCTCGAAGAACTTAGCGCAGGTATTCTGCAACTGAAGCATAGGATCGTTCAACATCTCTAAGAACGTGATAGGATTCTTCTTGGCGTACACCAAGACATCTCTCTTAAGTTCAGATGTAGACATTCTATCGATCTTAGATCCAAGCAATACCCTGGCCACAGACTCAAGCATATCTAAGCTTAAATCCCTTGCTGTGATCTGTGCATCTAACTCATTTGATAGTCTATCAACCTCAGACGTTGCGTCCTTTTCAATGTTTACCTCCTCGAAAACATTCCCATTATCTGGGTGTAACGATAAGAACTCCTGAAGTACAGGATTATTCTGAGGAACAGAAAGAGCACCATCTGTAAATACTATTGGTTCTAAAATAAAGTTTCCGTCCTGCTCATCCTCGAAGGGTGATTTCTGGTTTCTTGCGTATCTTAACGCTCTGTTTGTCTTTCCGTCAAAGTAGAATAACGGGTAACGACTTGAATTTCTTGAAGCCAACATAAAGGATAGTGGCTTACTCTTACTCTTTAGGACATAGATCTTGTCCGTTGGTGTAGCATTTGCTTTCATTTGATATGATTTAAAATTTATTTATAAAAAAAATATACAGAGCCTCACTGATGAGGCTCTGTGATATTTCAACTATTCTTATCCTTTGAAGATGAAGAAGTTATTAGCACCTAAAGTACATAAAGCTCTCTCTGATAAGAAGTGAACTTCCATAGCATCTAAGCTAGAGTTAGAAGCACCACCAGCAGAACCAGTAATCCAAGTTTTGTAACGTCTGTCTTCAGTCTCAGATGCACGGTAACGAACGTGTAAGAACGGACGTTTAGCGTTTTTACCTAAAACTTGATCGTAAACTGTAGTAGATCCAGCAGGAACTAACACACCATTGATAGCACCACCAACGATTCCACCACGTAAAGCAGCGTCGTTTAAGTACTTCCAGTCAGTCTTGTAGAAATCATAACCTCTACGGAATCCTGAGAAACCTAAGTTCAAGGCCATGTCCTTGTCGTTATCAAACAAACCGTATGATGTACCATTAGCTCCGTAAGAGTTTTGTGATGCCAACATATCGTCGATGTCGAAAGAGAACTGACGGTTGATGAACAATACGTTCTCGTCGATAGCTCCTTGTTTGTCTAAACGTTGGATGATAGCGTCGAAGTCAGCCAATGTAGTTGGGTTACCACCAGACCAAACGTTACCACGGTTGTTAACAACGTAGAATAAACCTTCAGATCCTTTGTTTCCAACTTCTCCAGTAGTAGCAATAGCTCCAGAACCAGCCTCAGCAGGTACAGCCTCGATCATTGCCATCTCCAAGTAGTCCTCGAAACGCAAACGAGTCTCGTGCTCTGACTTGATGTACCATAAGAAACCTGTAGCACCATTCTCGGTAGTAACCTCAATCCATCCGATCTGAGCCATATCTGATCCAGATACTGCGTACTTGTCTTTGATGATGATTGGGCTGTTCTCGAAGATAGCGTCATCAGCTTCTAAAGATTCTTCCATTCCAGATGTTCCTTTTCTGAACTCAGAACCGTAAACGAATGCTGTAACAGCAGCTCCTAAAGCAAATGATTGACCACCAGCCTCGTAGTAAGCTACGTCGAATGTACCAGCAGTGTAGTCAACAGATGTAATGATAGCCTTGTTTGACAAAGCAGCATTAGCGTTAGATGACAACATAACTGTCTGTCCAACTCGGAAAGCGATACCGCCATTTCCAGGAACCAATGTGTCGTTAACAGTGATTGTAGCTGTATCTGAATTAACAGCATCTCCACTCTCGCAGTCTACATACTTAGTATGCAAACGTCCTTGCTCTGCCCATTTGATAAGGTCAGAGTTAGATGGCATCTCTGCTCCAACTGCTCTTAAGAAAGATGCAACTGAACGGTTACCATAACGCTCAAACTCTTTCTCGTAAGTATCAGGAAGATACTGATTCAAGAAATCAAAGTTTGTAATGTAATTTGTTGATAAGGTTTTCTTCTCAGCAGATGGCTGTAAGTCAAAACCTGGTGTACTTAAAACTCCCATTTTGTTTTTGTTTTTTTAATTGTTATTTTTTATTACTTCTAATCTTTAGTCCGCGACCACTATCGTTGTCAACCGCCACTGCTCTAAAACCAGAGTTGCTGATAGACTGAGGAGCATTTCGAACCTCCATGTCTATGTTCTTAATTTTCCTGTCGTTGTCCAACAGAGCATCGGACTTGCCTTGCTCGTAGAAGAATTTTGCAATCTTGTCTGGATTCATTGCCGTAGCTAAAGACTTGTGGTAACCCACTGGATCAGAGATCAAACCGTCGCTATCTAAGAACTTCATTATGAAGTTATTTACATTCGACTGGTTCTTCTTCATCTCGCTTGGATTATCTGGCAAGAACGTATACTTCTTATCACCAACCTCGAAATCAAAACCTTTGAAATCATTGGTAAAAAGTTCATCCGTCTTCTTCTGAAAGTATTCAGATTTTTTTAAAGCCTCTTCCTGATACGAATGCGAATCTTGAACATATTTCTTGTAGGCATTGTACTGCTCAACCTCCTGCTCGTTGACTAGACCTCCTTTTGACTCAAGAGGAGTTCTGTACGTCTCTTTCATTTGATCGAAATATTTCTTTGCCTTAGCAAGCTCTTTCTTCTTGGCTAGTTCCTTCTTCTTGATTTCCTTTGCGTCATCAAAGTCCTCGTCGTAGGAAAACTTGTCCTCCATCATGTATGCGATGTCGTCCTTGTCTAGATCCTCCTCTGTCAACGAGTAGTACTCAGCCAATAAGGTATCTGGCTCCATGTCATCGAAGTTCTTGTTTAACTTAACAAAATCCTCGATACCTCTACCAGTCTCCTTCTTGAATTTGAAGTATGCCGAAACATCTTCTGGAAGCTCCTCTCTATCTTCTCTTGCCTGAAACAAGTCCTCGATAGAGTTCACCTCCTTATTATACCGTGTCTTAATATATGAAAGAACGTCTTCATCACCTAGTGATGTCTCCTTTGGATACTCAGGCTCTACCTCAATCTCTTGCTGTAGCGACTGAGCCTCATCCTGTTGTCTTAGAGTCTCCTCGTGCTTGTCCAAAAGTTGTTGTTCAATTTCTTGTACGGACTTTTGTTCAGACTCTCCCAAGTCTCTTACTGTAAAATTTTCCATTTGATTTGATTTATTTAATTTTTACTGAAGTGTTATATTAACACTTACCTTTTTTCATAGACATTGACTTATTTGCCATTGGTTTTTTTGCCATTGGTTTAGTAGACATCGTCATTTTTTTTGTTGCTGTTTTTTTCATTTTGCAAAGTTATTAATTAATTATATACCTGTTTTAGTGTTATCTAGGCTCAAATTCTGCCAAATCAAATCCATCAAGCGAGTCCTCATTTGACTCGAAGTTGACTGGAGGAAGGTTGTTCTTGCGCTGCTCTATCAATTTTGATTGCTGTGTGTTCTGTATGCTTATACGCTTGTCCTTAGCCTTCTCCTTCATGTCATCCTTCTCTTTAATTGTCTGAAGCTCCATACCCTTTAACTGAGACTGCATCTGGAACTCAAGCTCCATCAGCTGCTTCTTCAACTCTGCCTGGCTTCTCATCTTCTCTATATCGAAGGCTGTCTCTGCCTGCTTGATCTGCATCTTGGCCTGAGCCTCTGCCTGTATATTCTGCATTGCAGTCTGTGCCGCCATCTGTTGTGACTGCATCTGCATCTGACCCTGCATCTCCTGCTTGGCCTGCTCGTTCTTTTGTATCGCCTCTTCTTTTTTCTTTCTCTTAAGCTTAAGCAACTGGTTAGCCAACTTAAGGTTCTTCATCTCTCTGATGTCTATAGCATCCTCAAGGTATATAGCGTCACGAGATAGTGCAACCTGAATGTTTTGCTCTAACTGTGCCTTTTCCTGCTCATCTGGTGTAACCTCTATAAAGATACCGAAGTCGTAAAGGTATAGATCCTTAATTTCTTCAAGTATAGCCACGTTGTACTTACCTATCTGCATAGTGAACTGCTCCTTAAAGTCAGAGTACTCAAGTATGTCAGCTATCCTTAGAGATAGAGACTCTGCAAGTGTTCTTGTCAGGTACAATGAGCCATCCAAGATGTGTCTTGTGGCCGTGTTCGAGTTTAATGCTGCAAGCTTCTGTACACCAACCAAAGAGTTTGGATCTGGCATACTTCCGTCCCTAGCCTCGTTAAGTCCAGTCACGTCCCTAATCATTCCAAGGTAGTGGTTGTAGCTTCCTATGAGACTTGCTATCTTACCCTGACCGCTGTTTGAGTTGAGCTCTTGAATCGGCACACGTGCGTTGTTGAACTCACCGTCCTGAGTGTAGCTCCTACCAATAACACTACCAGTCTGGAAGTATAATCTGAGGGCATCCTCTGGATTGTATGCTGCACCTGTACCCAAGTCAACCTCATTAAGTCCATCAGCATCGATAAACACCCCGTCAGGAACAACCTTAGCAAGTACCTGCTGAAGCTTCAAGTGTGTGATCTGAATCATGTCAGCAAATGGTACCATACGTCTAACCAAAGACTCTATGTTACCCTTGTACATTCTTGGTGCAACTGCTGCATAGTTTGGGTACGCGTGCTGAGATGCAGACTTAGGTCTAACCATGTTCTTGGCAAGCTCCCACTTCAACATAATGTTTGTTCCCATCACCATTACACCATCGTACCATACATCTATGGTCTTCTCCATCACCTCGAATCTTCCCTCGTCCATCATCTCCTTTGGAGGATTGAACGTATCGTCCTTCTGAATGACCTTTACGTTTCCGTTGTCTAGAACCTTCTTCTTATAGACCATCCTCTTGGTGGTCTTGTAGTTGAAGTATAGTAGTGTGGCTGTATCTCTATTGAACATCGTGTTCTGATAGAACTGAGCCGTGTTATAGTAGTTGTACCAAGACTGGCTGTACTTAGATATCTCATCCAGTTGCTCGTTTGTGAGTGAAGGATCGATCTTAACAAGCTCAGTCATGTGAACAGTCTTGATCTCTCCCCAGTAGAAGCAGTCCTTGAAGTGTCTATCCTCTGTGTAGCTGTACACCACGTTTGCAGGATCTACGTACTCTATCTTAACTCCAGTACCTGGCAAGAACATATTCTTTACAATACCTATACCAATTGTAGTGATGTCGTAGTCTACACGTCTTCTGGTGTCGTCGTAGTGGTTCTCTGCAAATATTGTATTTATCGCCTCCTCCTCAGCTATCTCGATCGCTGGCTTGTAGTTTAACTGCATATACAATGACAGTTCCTCGTCTGTACCTGGCAACTCCTCAACTGGAGTGTCAAATGCGTCTACACCGAACTGATCCTTGACCTGAAGTAGCACATCCTTTGAGACCATGTCTGCCTGGATGTTGTCCTGGAACTTGAATCTCTTGTCTATAGACATCGCATCCTGTGCGTATGCCTTGTCAACAGAGATCTCGTTCTTATATTTTGCTACAGATTGCTCTCCCCTAGCGTAAAGCCTAAGCTTATGAAAGTCTCCCCACTGATCATAGAATCTACAACGCTGTCCATCTTTCTTAAACCACTCATACTGAATGGCTTGCCCAATTTGAAGGCCGTACTCGTACGACTCTTTTTCTTTGTCAGAAGCGAATTGATTAGGGAAACCTTGAGGATTTATAGAAATAGTTACGTCCTTCATTTATTTTATTATTTCGCTATATCTTCCCGAATTATTATATCGAGCAAAGGTAATACTTATTTTCGATTCTTTTTTAACAGGTAAAAAGTTACCCCTCTGTGTAGCCATAATAGCTAATCCTGAGCTAATTGCGGCATCAAACTTTGTCCTGTTGTTTATATCAAACTTAGCCCACTCCTCAAGCGTCTTCGTGAAGTACATCGACCCCATCTCGTCAGAGTCCCTGTACGTACCCTCAAGATCAAGTCCTACGTACTTCTCGATGTACGACTCGATAGAGGCAGCGTGAGACTGCTTGACGTCCTCAGATGAGTTAGGTATACCTCCGAGTTCTTTTTCTGTCTTAGATAGGTTGACAAAGTGCTTGTCTGGCCTGTTCATAGAGAATCCCCTGTAGCCTCTATTCTTGAAGTGGTACAGAAGTCTTGGCTTGTTGTTCTCTACGAGGATCGGCATCCCGTAGAACACGCACGCCATAAGGACCTCCTCGAAGAATATCTCTGCCGTCTGTGGTCTTGCTATGTACTCCAAGAAGAAGTGGTTGCTAGGAGCGTTGTCCATGTTAAACTTAGTAAGTCCGTGAAGTGATCCATTAGATCCTCCACCACCGACAGTACCTGAGATGTCGTATGGATCACAACCAAACGCACCGATGTGGTCGTTCCCTGGGTGCTTCATCCCGTTCTTGTGTATCACGTTGTTCTGTAGTGCCTGGTTAGGTATCCAAGATACCAAGAATCTACCCCTTGGATCTGGAGTCCATACAACCTTCGTATCCTTTGCCCCGTCCTTCCAGTGGAACGATCCCCTGGTAAGGACTCTATCCTTCATTAGAGAGTCGTTATAGTCGATCTGCTGGTATATCTTTGTCAGGTTGAATATAGATGACTTCGACTCATCTCGAAAGGCGTGAGACTCTGTCCTGGAGAACTGTCTGTAGAACTCGTTGAGAGCATCTGCATCATTCTTTAAAGAGTTCACCTCGTTCTCCCAGTAGTCTATCGCACCGTTGTTGATCATCTGTCCGTCTATTCCAACGACTGGCTTCTCAGGCTTTCTGAACACAGGCATACCGTACCTATCTATGTAGCCCTCGAAGTTCCACTCCATAGGTATATACAGTGCGTACAGACCAGATTTTGTCTGACCGTTCGCGTTACGTGTTGTTATCCTTGAGTCCTCGTATAGCTTCTTGAAGTTCTCTCCACCCTTCGCAAGCGCGTTAGGAGTAGATCCCATCATGCACTTACCGATGATCCTGCTACCGAGTCGCAGACAGGTCTTCGTTACACGCCAGTTGTTAAGAATATTCTCTGGCTTCTCCCACTTTCCAGACTCGTCATGTATGAGTAGCTTTAGTTTCTCCCCATCATAACTATTGTCTGACGTGTTCTTCCAGTCAATAGTGGTGTCAAGTCCCTCGATCTGAGACTCTACCTCCTCGTACATGTTCTTCTTTGTGATCTTTGCCGCAGGAACCCTGAACGCAAGCTCCGTCTTTGGCTTGTCCATACCGTCCTGAATAGGCTTGAAGAAGAACGGGTAGTTACTAATAATTGGCACTACCTTGTCCGTAAACATCTTCTTTGCATCCTGTCCAGTCTTTGATAGTATCCCAAGCCTAGCATCCTTGGCAAGTGTTCCTGTGTTTGCAAGCTCGTTGGATCCCATAAACGAGAACCCTGAACGTCTGATCTTAAGGTACACCATACCGAACGACCTGTTGTCCGCCTTGCAAGCCTCCCAAAATATATGATATATCCTGTTAGCCTCACGGTAGTCTGGAAGACCTACGTCGATCTTTGTCCACTGTAGGTACATGTAGTGAGACCCAGTGATGTACGTCTTAATCCCGTTATTCATGAACCAGAATCCATGCTCCCTGCGATCAAACTCACCCTCTATGTAGTCGACCCACTTGTCCTTGAACTCCTTGGACGTGTTGTGCCAGTGAAATATTGACTTTATGTTGTTGAGCTCCTTCGGATACTCTGCTGGCTCCCAGTACTGTAGTTCCTTCTTATCGCTCCTCCTGTACACGGAGTCTGGTGTAGCTGGTAACCCTATATTTAGACCGTTTATGTTGTACACGTCACCCAACGTCCCATCCTTAGATATAACGACGATGTCGTACTTCTCGTTGTAGCCGTACTCCCAAGACCTTGCCTTGTTCTTACTGACCATGACCGAGTTTGGTACGTGCTCCTTGAGTACGGTGTATAAACTATTTTGATCTTCTCTCTGCAAATCCTTGAATTTTAGGTTCTGACTTTGTTGATGTGTCTCCACTGAGCATGTCCCTCTCCGTCTCTATCCTGTTTATGATCTCAAAGGCGTCGAACACAGCCAGCTTTTTAGTTGCAGCAGCGTTCTTAAGTCTGTCGGCAGCGATGTCGTCACCCTCACCTGTCTTGATGATGTCCTCCCTGGCCACCTTTATGAGCTGCTGAACGGCAAGCTCTGCCGCCTCTATGATCTTAAGCTTTATGTCTCTTGTGTCCATCTTATCGCTATATTTTTTGTAAGCATCCTGTACAGCTTCTCTCCATCTATGGTAAACTCGTACTCGCTCTCTGGCTCGAACGTGATCTCATCTCCAACCCTCAGACCTAAGTCTATTAGCTCCTGGTTGATGTACCGTATTGTTCCGAGTAGCGGCTGCTCTGTAAGTGACGTCGCTAGGTAGTTGTCCCTAATCTTTGATGGCTTTATGAAGCAGTACTTCGAGTGAGCCATCCACTCACCGTCGTGGTTGTATAGAAAGAACTGCTCAAAGTCCACAAAGAACGTGTCGTCCTTCAAGAAGCTGAATCCGCTCCTCTCCCTACCCTTCATGTCGTAGTATATCTTGAACACGTTGTGGTGTACAAGTAGTGTATCTCCAACCTGTATAGGTCCGTCGTATCCAGATGGCGTGTTGATAACCTCAGCAAATCTGTTGGATGACATGTGGTCCTCCTGAGACACGCTTGTTATAATCTCAACGTCACCAAGAGTCTTGATGTTGTCGTATCGTCTGCCGCTTACAGGCTTGACGATAAAATAGAACGGGGACCTCATTAGAAGTTTATGTTGTACTCGATAGATATTGGCATGTTAGAGTTGAACTCCTTCCAGAGTATGATCTCCTTGTCTCTCTCGATCCATATCTTCATGCTGTCGTTGAACTCGTCGTGCTGGATGAGGTGTATCTTCCAGGACTTATCTAACACGAGCTGATCTACAAGGTAGTGCATAGCATCAGACTTGTAGTCAGCTCCGATAGATATCTTTCTTATATCCTTCATTACTCCTGGATATTTCCAGTCTCTAGATTGATAGATACGTTTCCGTACTTCTGAGTGAGTTCCTTCTCTAGAGACCTAAATTCAACATTAAGTTCGTCAATGCTTGTAAAAACTGACGACTTATTTAATTCCAACGCTCTGATAGATAGCTCTATCTCTGCGATGTTATTCTTTAGAGAGTACAACCTGTGGTTTGCGTCTCTCAATTTCTCTAATTCTTCTTTTTCTATTGATTTCATTTTATTTAATTTTTTACAAATATACGAATATTAAACTATACTTAATACACCTGCATTGTTCCATATATCTCCAGCAGATAACCCTGCCGCAGATGTTGGAAGGTCAGCAGCATTTATAGTTCCTCTAATCACAGTCTTAACGATGTCTTCGTTACCTATTGTCACTGTGTTGTTACCAGCTCCAACAGTGTTATATCCAATCACGATCTGATTTGTTTGAGCATCATTTAATGGTCTAGCTTTAGCTCCTAAGAATATACTTCCTGTCGCAGATTCTACTCCAAATGAAGCAGGAACACCATAATTTCTTCCAGCGTCTACACCGAATGCAACGTTATAATCACCTCCATTTACTAAATTAGCAATAGCTGAATTTCCAATCGCAGTGTTATAGTTTCCACTCACCTCAGATCCAGTACTTGCTCCTATCAATGTATTATAATAACCTCCAGTAGAAGATCCACCAGAGTTAAAACCAACAAAAGTGTTCTGAGTTCCTGTCACACTTGTTAGACCAGCGTATGATCCAACAAATGTATTACCACCATCTGATGATACATTAACTTGTCCAGCACCTGCACCTAGTAACGTATTATTAGATCCAACATTTACTACATTTCCTGTATTGTATCCAAACAGTGTGTTATTAGTTCCACTAGTCAAATTTGCTCCAGCACTATGTCCTACAATAGAGTTAAATGCTCCAGTTGTAATTTTTCTTCCAGCATTAGATCCAATTGCCACAGACCTTAAGTCTCCAGCACCTACCCTAAACTCCATGTAGTTTGTATCAGATGTAGAGTTGTTTAAAGTAAGTAATGCATACGATGAATTTATTTGCTTTATAGACAGAACAACTGTACCATCAAAGTTAGTGTCAGGAGTAATAGTTAGGTTACCTGTTGTAGATGCCTTAGGTCCAAATGCTCCAGATGATGTAACATAATATTTAGACTCTCCTCCAAAACTAACATGAACATATCCAGCAGTTCTTCCAGTTATTGTATATGTAATCTGATAGTAAGAGTTAACTGTTGCAGCAATAGTATTACTTAGAACATTTGTGTTTCCTGTAGTGTGAATAAAACCAGTTGCAAAATCACCTGTCCATCCAGTAGATGTCCAGTCACTTGATGTTAATAGCTCTGGTCCTAGTGGACTATCTGTTGTAGAGTTTCCATTTACATATATAGGTTTATCTACCTCAACTAATGTACTATTATCAGTAATAGCACTATCTCCAACATGAGTACCATCAGGTGTAAACTTTGCAACTTTATTTAGAGTTCCATTCACTGCGTCGTTCTGAATCTCAACCCATACTGTTCCGTTGTAGAAGTTTTCTTTTTTAGTTGTTGTGTTGTATATCCTTAGACCCTCTGCTGGAGAAGATATAGCGTTCCTTTGAGTTGTAGTCATTCTTGGTTGAAGAAGACCCTTTGTTGTAGACGTTAGATTTAACAACGCGCTTACAGGAGGAGTTGCAGATCCAATAGACACGTTTAATCCGTTGTCGTATATCTGACTGTCACCTATCTGAGTACCGTCAGGCGTAAACTTAGCTACATATTCAAATGTACCTGAGAATGAGTCTGTGATAAGGATAAAGTCGTTAGATGTTGTCGGAGTCTCTCCGTTACCTACAACCACGTCTTGAAGCTTAAGTATGTACTTAGATGTAGACAAAACAACAATTACAACCTCATAGCTAGCTATAGTAACCGCTGGGCTTAGGCTATTTATGAAGTCCTCTGGAGTCTCATTAAAGTCAACGTCTACAAGTTCTGTTATCTTTAGTGTTCCACCTACCTCTGGAGAAAGGCCAGATGCTATGTACGACCGTATGGCCGACATCTGATAGTTCTTCGTGATGTCAGAATTTTCTGCATCCGATCCAATTACTATATCATCGTCTGTAATGTTTGTATCTATAGGATACAGTTTAATTTTTGTCATCGTCCCTGTGAGTTATATTGTTTTTTATAGTTCTTGCTAGTCTTTAACTTGCTTGTCTTCTTCTTTGCGTGCACGCCAGGACGAGATACCTTTGGAGTATCTAACTTCGTGCTGGTGTTTGTCTTTATAGCCATTACTCCTGCTCTTTAAGTTTCTCTTCTAGTTTGGCTAGTGTTTGGTAGATCGCTACCACGTCATTCATTCCAAATGCACCTTTCTGAGTTGCAATCTCAAGAGCTTGTTTAATTACGTTTAATTCTTCCATTTTAATATGTTATTATAGTTATGTTTTTGTCATTTGCAACACATTGTTCTACCCAAGTGTTGTCTTCTCCCCACTCTGCAAACTCCTCATCAGTCAACGTGTAGTTCCAAGCGGTACAAAGTGTACCGTCTTGAGTCAATAACTCGTTGTAAGTTGTGCAAGTGTTTGCATCGGTTGGAAA